CAGGGGTTCTTTTAATCTGGGTTTTAACCCAGTGGGTTCCGGGATTGCTTTCATAACAATCTCCGGTGTCCCAACCCAAACCTGCCCAGTCGCAACGTACACGCAAGTGGTGAGTCGTGAGACTCTTAGCTGAATATAAAAACCTCAGCGATGCGCGCAAGTTCATTCTTGCTAGACTGGAAAGGTCCCATCTTAACAGGAGAATATACTGATGTTGGACGATCGTAGGAGGGCAAGCGGCTTGCAACAATTCGCATTTGTTTTGCGGTTGCTGTTAGGCATGCTATCCTCCAGAAGATCCGACATAAAGTACGTCCTCACTGTTTGGATGATGGTTTTTGGGTTTATAGCAGCTATAGTGACTGAAGCGATCTCCATATTACATGGAGGAAGCTTATGCCACTGAGCGATTCGGTTGTCCTCAAGAAACCGATGGTTGTCAGATTGCTAGCTGAGGCAAAGGAACGACGCAAAATTGTCGGTAGCGACCTTCCCCGTTTTGAACTTAAGATCTTCGACGTCTCCGAGTTTGTAGTGGCTAGGCAGGGTTCTGATGTTCAGTCCCTGCTTAAGCCCATTACGTTCTTTTGGAGGCGTGTTGGTCAGTTCCACGCGAGGTTGATAGCTTACGGCAACGGTGTTAATCCTTTGGACGGATCCTCTATTGTAGAGCTGGGATTCAAGAGGAGTGTCGAGCGTGTTTCTAAAGCGTTCCGCATAACTCTGAACTTCCACACTAACAGTAAGATCTCAACGGGCCCTCCGAAAATACCTAAGAGGGTTCAGGCGTGGTTGGATGATCTCAACACGTCTCAAAAACCTGGATCGAAGAATTACTCTCGACCCAGGCTACCGTCTGGAAGTTTCTCTCAGTCCCTGCAGAAACGGAAGAATCCGGAGATTCGTGCGACGACCTACGTAAGTCGCGTTGAGACCCAAAGTAACCCTGGCGTCGATTCGACGAACAGTTATGAGGGCTATAAACGCAGTTGGTCGGGCACTACTACTCCGAACTTTCGCAATTTGAAGGGATCAAAGCTGCCGCAGAATGCGCACAGCTGTGAGATCAAGACCGTGCGAGATGGCCAAGCTATCTATGCTGATTACTGGACCAATAGTAACTTTTGGACAGTGCAGCTAGGTAGTACGAGCCAGCTCTACGGTAGCCAAGGACAGGTGGCTGCGCCTGCATTTAGCCATTTGGCAAGTGCTTCAAATAAAGCGTTGGGAAAGGTAGTTGCGCGAGTCGGGAGTGATATTAACAATGTTGCTCAGGATTTCACGCAGTACCGTCAAACTGTGGGGCTTATCGCGAATAATGCTGCGAGGCTCACCGGGGCGATCAAGGATCTTCAGCGTGGTAACATTGCTGGGGTCATTGAATCCCTTTTCCACGGGAAAGCTAGGTTTCGTGCAGGTGGCGGACCGTCCGTTACTAAATCTTTGGCCAATAATTGGTTAGAGTTCCAATACGGTTGGAAACCGCTGATGCATGATATCCGAGCCTCTATGGAAGCGACTGCTCAACTTGTGAACAAGTCGCCGCCCTTTCGGCGCGTATCAGCTCGAGCGAGTACGATTGAGAAGTCCAGAAATGACATTACCAGTGTCCAGCCTTTTGCGATCGGAAAACGCGAGGTAACTTTGCGTTCTACGTGCAGAGTTGGATTTAGGTTTGTTGTCGAGGACGACTTTAAAGCGTACTTGCAGAAGCTGGGTTTTACAAATCCCATAAACCTACTATGGGAGGTTATTCCGTACTCGTTCGTGGTTGACTGGTTCCTTCCCATTGGACCGTACCTTGAAACGCTAACTGCGTGGCAGGGTCTTAAGTTCTTGGACGGGTATCAAACTCAATTCTCGAAACAGAGTACGATATCGACCGTTAACCTAATGCATAAGCAGTGGAATCTGAGTATTCCCGAGTTTGGGGACTTTGCTGGGGCTTACGACTGTGAATGGATCAAGCTTAATCGAGGGAAGCTTACAAGCTTCCCTCAGAGCAGATTCCCACAGCTGAAGAATCCCATCTCAGTTACTCATGCAGTGAATGCTTTGGCTTTGTTGCGGGTAGCATTCGGGAGCGGCCAGAAGTGGTCGCGGTAGGTCGGTCTCATTCTTTAAAAGAGGTGAAATAATGGGAGCTATTGCTGCCATCAAGTTATCTTCTATCCTTAGCCCGACATCACTCACTACGAGTGCGACGGTGGGAGTAGATAACACGTTTGACCCTGAGGGGTTTATACTCCCGGGTGTTGCACGATGGGTTAACCGTATCGGCGGTATTGCTGTTGGTTACCCCTCCTTGAGCCTGTCGGTCCGTCCACCTACCAAGGTGAGCCGGGTCTACAGAGTGACAGGTAAAGTCGTTCTCCCAACACTGGAGCAGATCGCGCCTTCTGTGATTTACACAAAGGCATACGATCTTACCGCCCTGTTGGAGTTCTGGCTGCCGGAGAGATCGACACTGACTGAGCGAAATGCTTTTCTCAGTTTGGTGCACAGTCTCTTTGCAACAACTATTACGGCTTCTGACGCTGCTCCCACAGATGCAACTGGGAGCCCGTTGATCGCCGCTGTAGCTAACTTCGATCCACCGTATTAAAATACGGTTGATGGAGCGAACAACTTAACGCGGGTTAATCCCCGCAAGGAGAACTTACCATGTCTTCTAAGAAGGGTGGCCGTAGCCGACTAAGTTTGCTACATTCCTACCGTGTGCCCGTGGGCGTAACGTCTGCGGCGATTCAGAACTATCTATCCGCT